ACGTACCCTACACTCGTATCCACCCGTACCAGAATGAGGCGTCGGAAGGTCTTGCCGTTGAGACTGATCATTCCGTTGCCGTTCCAGTGTTCCGGCACGATGGCACCATCGGCATAGCGACTTCTGGCACTCGGGTTGTTGCCCTTCACACCGTCGTAGGTGTAGCCGAAGTCACCGAAGGTTTGGACCAAGTCGCTCGGGCCGAATACCTCGGTCACTTCCTCGTAAGGGCCGTTCTCGAACTCACCCACGAGGATTGCAGTCCCGGTTCCCAATCCAGCGAATGCCTCGGGGGGTTCGAGGTCGATGATGTTGACTGACTCGATGTCGAGCAGAACGCTGACACCGGGATCTTCGGTGAATCGTCGTGTGTAGACGGCCATGCTTCATTCCTCCGGGGGTACGCGGGGCAGAATACCTCTAGCCCACTGCGTTGTCTAACAAGCATACCGCAACACGTGTTGCGGTTATTCAGTCTCCGCTATCAGGTGGGGCTCGAAGTCTCGCATGAGTACCAAGAACACGCACTCGACTCGAAGGTTGATTGTGACTTGTAGTTCGCGTCGGTTCTTCACCGCAAAGTCACCGTCGAAGCGCCGGGAGCTTACGAAGTTGAACACCGCAACGCGATCAAAGTAATCGGGAAGGGTCAGGTAGAGTGGTCCCATCTCGGTAGTAAGAACCGACCCTTCCAACCCCGCTTGTACGGCTCGGCGTTGCGCGCGAGTCTCGAACCACATATCGAGAACAATGTCCTCCGATAGCTCCGCAGTCTTGACCAGAACGGTCTTCTCACCGAATCGGTCATAGGTGTCTTCGAGCACAACCGGCGAGTGAAGCCAAGGTGCCTCGGGTGCGTTGGTGTTAGGTAACACCGCGACAGCGGGGAACTTGAGCTTCACGCTCGACTCGGGTTGCTCGACAAACATGCGGCATCGCTCAATCTCGAACTCGACTGTCGAACCTTCGGCGCCGGTATGCCTCCACACTACGTGCGAGAGATAATCGAACAAGCGGTCAAGAGCGTAGTCGCGAGCCGAATTATCCTTCAGTCCTGGCGGAGTCTGAGGGGGCCAGACTTGATTCCATCTTACACCAGACAGAATCTCCTCTCGACTGTAAGAGCCGCCAAGTGGATTGACGTATTCGGTCACGGTTTCCACCCTACCTTCCGCAACTCATCGGCAACTTGCTTTGCTACCTCTGACACAAGAAACTCGTCGACAACCCTCTTGGTGATTCGGAACTGAGGATCGAGAAACAGACCTCGCGAGTTTATCTTACGAGCAATCAACCACGCAACGCGAGGCGCATTCGCATCACTAGCAATACCCTTGCGAATCACCCACTCGATAAGGTGCGCTGCCGACACTCGTGGGTTGCGTACCCCTTGATCGATGAACACCGCATGGGGTACGGGGTTGTAGATGATTGCGCCGGTCTCTGTGGGCATGAAGTTCCAACCAGCCCTGAACGCTCCGGTGTCGAACGGGGGATAGGGACTGATGCTCGGCAGGATGCGAGTGACAATCCACGAGTGCCCACGCATCGCGGCATTCACCAAGCCACGCTTCTGCGCTGCTCGGTAGGACTGAAACATCCGACCGAATGCGACACTAAGCCTGTCGAGCTTGACCGTGGTCATGTGCTTTGCCTGTCAACCCGTGTGAGGCGAATATCCCAATCGAGTTGACCGGCCTTGCGGAAGGGTTCCTTCGACAAGGTGAACCACCGATGGATTAGGTCTTCCTCGTTGCCGCTTCGCCCGTCTTCGCGCACGAGTATCTGGAAGGTGAGAGGGCCGGTTCCCCCGCGCTCGTCGGGGCAGGGTGAGCCGCTGATTGTCCCTGGGGTTAGGTTGCCGCTCAGCAGTAACTCGCCCAGCGTGGGGTCGACACGACGAAGCATGAACTCACCCTCGGTGGTAGCCCCGGCTGAGAGGAAAAGAAATCGGGTGTTGTCCGTGAACTCGGGGGTGGGAAGAATCTCCTCGCGGTAGAACTCGCGCTCGACCCCCTCGCCTACCCCATCACCAGTCCACTCGAACCATACCAGCCAAACACGGTAGGGTCGCAGTCCAAAGCGGACGGCAATCTGTCGCAGCCGATTGACCCGTGGTCCAAAGCGGTGGACCAGAGTGCGCTTGGCTTCGTTGGGACTGAGAGCTTTCGGTCGCGGCATGTCTGTAGACTACCGCGTAGCGGGCGAGGTGTGAAGGCTAGTGCTGAACGGGAACGCTCATCGAGTTGGCGAAGCGCTGGTCGTATGGGTTGGGTGGAATACCGAGAAGGTTCCCAAGGGTCCTCTGCCAATATCGGTATTCGCGTCTGAGCTTCGGCATCTCCTTGGGGTCGATCTCAATCTCTGCCACCTTGGTCACAGCGAGCAACTCCAGGTCGGCGGTCATCTGCTCCTCGATGATGTCCATCTTGGCGACGATGTTCTTGACCTGGACTTCTGCGTATTCGAGCACACGGTTCATTGCCCCTTCGATGAGGTACTGAGTTTCGAGGGCCGCAGGAACGCCGAGTGAGAACGTCTGCACTTCACCGACGTTGAGGTATCCCATGTGGTGACGGATCTTGACCTTCTCCGCGTCGGTGAATGCCATCGGTTAGTCCTCGGTGTAGGGTTGCAGTCGTACGCCCAACCGCTTCAACATGGCGATGTCGTAGTTGGACGTGTCGATGATCTTGCCTTCGGGAAGCTCGGTTCGGAACCCCCCGACCAGAACCTTCGCTGGCTTGGTCACCACGAAACGGTCGGGGGTGGGGTCGGTTTCGGAGCGCTTCACCACACTGCCACGTTGGACAGGCGATTCGTCCGGGATGCTTCCCTTCGGAATGGATTCGAGCCCGGCGATTGCCGTGCCTCCGACTTGCATGGTTCCACCGGGTTTCGGTGTGCTATTCTCCTGAACGACTGACTCGGGCTTGTTTCGTGCCATGGTGTCTTCTCCTTGTGACGAGTCTCTACCCTATACCGCAACACGTGTTGCGGCAACTAGCGCCTAAGTATGTGGGAAAGAAGAAGGACCGTACTGACTACCAACGAAACACATGAAGCTACAAACAAGGTAGTCAGTACAGACCAAACGAGAGCGGGAATCAGGGGCAAGTTCTACAGCGCGTGTTCGATGACGACGGCCCGCTTGAAGCGCTCCGGTCCCCCGGCGCTGATGTCGGACGGAACGGGGAAGTCCGTCGAGATGGACCACGTCGAGGAGACGATGTCACCGAGACGGTCTTGGGGGGCTCGCATGTAGAGTCGAATGCGCTCGGTGCCGACCTGAATGCCGTTCTGCACGACGTCGAACTCACCGACCTTGCCCTGCATTCCCGCTTCGGAGACGTACTTCATCTCGTCGAGATACTTCTCGTAGATGGATCCCTTGCCGGTGACGATGACACGCCCGATCTCGATGCCGGTCTCGTTGACGACTTCGCCACCGATACCCTTCGCGTACTGAGCGTTGACGCCGGTTGCAGTGAGCGCGCCCGAGTTGTTCTGGTTCGGAATCTCGTTGTTCTCGAAGAAAGCCGTCCGCGCGATGTGCCCGATCCATCCTTCCTTGTAGCGGATGTGGTCCGGGACACCCTGATGGAGACGTTGCCACGCGGGGTCGGTGAAGATCTGCGCGTTGGAGAACGGGCTGATATGTGCGTGGTAAAAGCCGTCGCTGTGCGGCGGGACGTTGTTGGTCCGAAGCACCGACATCGCGTTGATGATGAGTTGGAACGTGAACGTGTCCGCCGGAGTGATGGCGTCGATGCTTGCGCCTCCACCAGCACGAATGACACGCGGGGCAAACGCACTCCCGACCACGGTACGAGCCGGGAGAACCGCGCCGACAGCGGCATCGAGGAACAAGGTTCCAGGGCCGAGTGGGTCGGTGGGGTCTGCCGGGGCGACGCCGATGACGTTGCGGGCGATACCGGGAGCAACACCGATGCGAATCGGCAACGGACGCGCGGGCGAAACGGGTTCGGGCCTCGCGTTGGTTCCGAGAATCACCACGTCGAGGAAGCCATTGAGCGAGGCAACCTGGATCTGTGTGTCGGGGGCCGCAATTGCCGCCGTCGTCAGGGTCGAGCCGCTCAAGTACGCCTTGAACAACGCGTTACGGGGGAGTCGGTTGACCGACTGACCCGCTTGCAGACCGAGTTGGTTGATGTTGCTGAGGAACTGATTCGCATTCGACACGACCGACGTCGGCATGTGCGTGTCGATGGTTCCGGTGTAGCGCTGAAGGATCGCGCTCCATTGCTCGTAGTTGAGCGTCTGCGGGGTTGGGTCGGTTCCTGCGGGGGTCGGGTCCGTGACCGGCGTCAGCAAGCCGGGACGCGACATGAACATCTCGGTGCCGAGATTCGCGGGCCATTCCTCCGAGAGAGCCTCGGCACGGAATTGGAGCTTGGGGTAGAGGGCATCGTGGAACGAACGCTCCAAGACTCCTTCCTGAATGAGGTTGAGAATGACGGGCGGGATTCCAACGACGAGCGGCATGAGTTACCTCCAAGAACGGAATGTTTAGATGCCATTCTGGTCCCCAGGGGTCCGACTAGTTTACCGCCGTCGTGCGCGTAGGGGGTGGGGCAGAGGGCAGAGTACCGAGACAAGATACTCTTGTGTTACGAGCTTGACAAGAGGGTTGTCAGAAGTTCAGACCACGAGAGCGCTTGTAGTCCTCCCACTCGCGCTTCGTCATGCTGTTCGGCTGATTGGGACGCGGAGTCTTGGTGGACGCTCCCGCCTTGTTCGACGCTTCGGGTTTCTTGTTGGGGTCAGGCCCGTTGTTCGCAGGCTCCTTCACCCTGCGACGGTCACCCTTGGCGCGGGCCATCGCAGCCTTCTTCGCGGCGTAGTCCTTGAAGTGTTCCTCGACGTCGTCTTCGCTCAACTCGTCGATATCGTCGTCACTCATCTTGGCAAGCTTGCGCTGAAACACCGCAACCGCGTCTTCGACGTAGTCGTCCGCAATGTACTTCGACGCAATGCGGACGACGTGTTGCTCGCCCTTGCTTGCGAGTTGGTCCTCTTCGTATGCGGCACGTTCGGATTCCGCACGCTCGGCTCTCTCGCGGAGCTTGGCGTTGTCTTCCTTCAGCTTCTCGACTTCGCTCATCTGCTGGCGTCGGCTCTTGTCCAACGTTTGCTGAGCTTCCTTGCCTTGCTTCACGAGCTTCTTTATCTCGCTAGCATTGTCGGTGCCGAACAAGTCCTTCAGCATTCCCTTCGCAGCCGATGACGCAGCATGCTTGAGACGACGCTGAAACGCCGCGAAGGGCATCGACACGGTTCCCGCATCGTCGACATCGACGTCGTCGCCATCGGCGGCTTTGCGCTTCTCACCCTTGGCGTCTCCCTTGTCCTTGTCGGTTTGCTTGTCCCCGTCTCCCTTGTCCTTGTCGGACTCGCCCCCATCACCCGACGCTTGGTCCCTGTCGGCCGAATCCGTCGACTTCTCCCCTTCCCCCGGTAGGTTGCCCTGACCCACCTTGTCGTCGTCTCCATCGGGCTCTTGGTTAGTGTTGTTGGTGTCGCCTTCTACTCCAGTCAGCATCGTGGCCTCCTAAACGTGAGACGCACCGCAACACGTGTTGCGGTGCAGAAACCCATCGGGCTGAGCCTCGACCCGAGTACCGCTCTCGCCTCCGTCAGCGGTCGCCTTCTAAGCGGGAACGGGACTACACGAACCTGGACTGAGCCTCCAAGGTATCGACGACGTTGACGCCCGCTCTGAGCATCACGACATCCGCCCTGACGATTGCGTCGGCAGCGTTGAACACGACCGTCTCCTTCGCCAAGTCGAGAGCGCACTCACCGGCGGCGGGAGCGGTCCCCGGAACCATCACGGTCATCGTCGTCACGGAACCACCGGCGTCGTACCCCACGACCGACAAGAGCATCACGGCGGGGCGAGCGGGTTGCGGAAGCGTGAGAATGTTCGCCACGACCGGGAACCCGTCGGTCGCGTATTCCGCCACGTTGACCATCGGTTCGAACTCGACGTCGACTGACGTCCATGCGTCAGCGGCGTTGAACAAGATGTCGCCGGTTGCGCTCCATCCGACTTCACCGGCTGCGGGAGTGAGCGGGGTTGCCGAAACGGTCAACTCCCCGAGTGCGCCCGCTCCTGCTCTCGCGTAGGCGCTGAGCACGCGCCTCGCCTTTGCCATGTTGGGGAGTGCGATTGCGTCACCGACCGGAACGACGGCGCGAATGACGGCGCGAAGCGCGCTCAAGATGGTCCCCAACAAGATGGTTCGGAAGATGTCGTGAGCCGTGTTGGGATCGGAACGGTTGAGTGATTCTCGCAGTTTCTCCATCGGTCTGTTCCTCTCTGCATACGAGCAGACTATCGCTGCCCTTGTGCGAAGTATTCGATTGTTCCGTTGCCTTGGACTTCCAGAAGGGTGATGGGTTCGGCTTCAGGGGGTTCCCAGATGAACAGACCGTTCACCTTGT